CTTATGAGGGTATTAGAAAAGGATATGTTGAATGTAAGCATAAAGCAATTGCTTGGCTTTCCAAAAATTCTAAGGATTTTAAAATAGTATTTAGAATGGCTAATATAGATCCTGATTATGCTTTTCCTAAAATACAGATTGCATTACAAAGTGAAAAGTTTATTATGACAAATAAGCAGCTTAAACTTCTTAAAGATCGAAGAACCCCTGCTCAAATTAAATATGCAAAGAAAGGTTTTAAATTAAAATTCTAATGACTAATGTAGGAATGTTTAAAGATATGACTTATGATTCACTAAATAAACAAATTGATGGAACTCACTATAAAAATATGAAAGTGCAGCCAGCACATTTTATTAATGAAAATAAACTTCTATTTGCCGAAGGTAATGCTATTAAATATATATGTAGGCATCATCTTAAAGGTAAAAAGAAAGATATTGAAAAAGCTATTCATTATTTAGAAATGATTTTAGAGAGAGATTATTCAGATGAACCTAAAGAATCCTGGGTAGAAGGATATAGAAAGTGGAAACGTGGGACACTTTAGTAAACTTAATAAAGAGAATAAAGAACTTAAAATCTATAGACCTTTTGGTCCATCCATAGGTCATTGTAAATTACCTCAAGATCTTATCGATGACTTCAATAAAGATTGTGACAGTATTGTAGCCAGTAAAGAGAAAAGTAAGTTACATGATTTCTCCGATGATCTTGTGGGTAATGTCAAACAAGAGCTTATCATTAGTCCTGAAGTATTTGAGAAATGGGCTCCCTATTTTCAAAAACTTATGAGTGCTTATATAGAAGCACATCCAGATAATTCTAAAGAACTTCAAAAAATAGTATTTAAATCGGGTTGGTATGTAAGAACCTTTGCAGGAGATTTTAATCCCTTACATTACCATACGAATTGTCATATGTCCTGTGTAGGGTATCTATCTTTACCTGAGGGTATACAAGAAGAATGGGATAGAGAAGACAAAGATCATTATCCAACTGCTGGTGGTATTGAAATGCAATATGGACAAGTCCAATTATTTTCAACTAATACAGTAAGAATCCGCCCAAAGGTTGGAGATTATTATGTCTTTCCTTGGTGGATGTATCATATGGTTTATCCTTTTAGAACAAAAGGAGAACGTAGATCATTTAGTTTTAATGTCTTTGGTGAACCTAGAGAAGTAGATAAACCTAAACCTAAAATAATTACTTAGTTAGATAAAGGATTAGTAGTACTAACTCTTAATTCTTCCATCTGAATTTTTAATAACTCAATCTCTTTTTCTAAAACTTTAATATCAGTAATATTTTTAGCAACACCATTATTAGCTTTGCCTACTTCGGCTGCTAAAGGTGTAAGATCAGGTGCAGTCTGCTCAGATAAAGCATCTAGCTTAGTAGTAATTTCACCATACTTAACAAAACCTCCTCCTATAGCAACGACTGCTGCTATCAGAGCTGCGATACCTGCAAGTTGGTCTTTTAATTTACCCATTTTTTAACTCCCGTATTTCCATTAGTAGTCTTTGTTTTCTTAAATTAAGCTCATTGAGCTTTTGCTCTTTAATAAATACCTTATCGTTTACGATATAGTTAGAAAGAGTAATACCCCCATAGATAATTCTATTATCTATTAGGGGTAACTGATCTAAGTATATATCTTTAGGTATGTAAAAAGGTACATTGTATAAATCTAAAGATGCCTGGTCACTTACCATAGCATCTAGTTTAATTAAGTTTTTAACTTCAAGGTTTTTAGCAATGTCTTTAACTTGCTCATCAACCTTTGCCATTATTGCTCTAATATTGGCTTTAACTTTTTCCGATTGTACTTTTTTTTGTTCGGAATTACCTTTTGTTGAAACGACTTCTGTTGAAGTAGTTGTGCTTGAGGATTCCTCTTCTTGAGAGGTTTCTTCTTTTGCACTAACTATTTTCTTCGTTTCTTGTTTTTTTTCTTTTTCTTCTGTTTTGATTTCTGATTTTTTTTCTTCTTGTTTTTCTTCTTTTTCATTAATCGTCTCCTTCTTAGTAGTTGATTGTATAATTTGTTTTGCAATAGTAGTAGCCTTTTGTGTTACAACTTTACTTGATTGTACTATATTAGTAGTTGTTACTGCTGGTTGAGAAGTAACTTTTGCTTTAGTAACCTTTGCACCTGTTTTATTTTCAAACTTTTTAATAGCTGCTGTAACCTGAACTACTTTAGTAGTTTTAGGTAAAGGTGCTGCAGCAATAGTTTGAACAGTTGAAATAAGAGCTACTGCTTCTTCTTTTATTTCAACACTTACAGATTCTTCAATCTCAGTTGTATTAACAGCACTACTAACTTCATTTAAAGCTGTTTGAGTTTCAACTTCTAATACAACATTTTCATAAGTCATTGTAAGAGAAGCTCCTAATAAATTAGGACCACCAAGATTACCTGGATTTGTATTGTTATCTATACCTGTCCAAGTCCAATCAAATTGATTTGATCCTGTTCCAGTATAAATAACTTGATCTGTATATTTATGAGCATTGGCATAATAATGAGCATCAGTATTTCTTATTTGATCTACTGAAGCAAGAGTGTTGCCACTGCTATCTAAAATTTTAACTGTAGTTTTAAAAGTATCTCTAGCTCCTGCACGATCTCCACATTCATTAGAAGATCCATCCCATTCACAGTTTTGAATAATGCTTGTACTATTTAAAGTAATTCCATTATCTAACTTATCTTGAGTAGTCGTGTCAGAGTTAGTAGTAATATTTAATAAAGAACCTGTTGCGTTAACTGTACCTGTACCAGTAACTTCTATTTCATTAGAAAAGCAAGTAGCGTTATTAACTGTAAATTCGCTACAACTAGATGCTACGTTTGGTATATTATTATCTACACTTTGTGCTGAAGATTTACTATCTCCTGCATTAGGTAATAAATTACCTGTTGTGATTTCTTCTGCTAAAGTCGTAAGGATTAAGGCTGTCGCAAAAATGATTGATAGAGCAGCCGACTTTAAATAATACATAAATACCAATTCCTATTAATAATAAATCTAGCAATCGCACCCCTCACATTGGCAGTCTATACAGTCTTTATTACAATCACATTGACAATTACATTCTTTACAAATCATTATTTATCTCCATCTAGTTTAAGGGGTTTAAGTTTTTCTATTTTAATCTTATTTTTGTTAGCTTCTTTTTCTAACCTGTAATCAATCTTTTCACGTTTCTTCATACGTTTAACATAAGTTTTATAATCAGGTCTTTCATGATCATACTTTTTCCATAGTGCTAAAGCGTCTTTACCGATTTTGCCATCGATTGGACAAGGAGTGCCTGCTTGAATCATAGATTCAAAAACTCTTTCATCCTGGCAAAGGATAGCAACTGCTGCTACTTTCATACCAAAGTCATTAAGGATTCTGGCTAGTTTAAGACGTTCACAATTTTTATCTATAACGTGCTTACCACCAGAGACTCCGATACCAAAGGTTTGAATACCAGCAGATATACCAACAGCACAAACATCTTGTGTCATTGTATTGACTGAAGGTGCTGATGCAGTTGGAGGTGCAGATCTTATATTTGAATTGCTTGTAGAATTTGTAGTTGTGCTAGATGAGGATCCAGATTCATAAGTAGTACTTCCACCTGTATAGTTTCCTTCTATGGCAGTATTACTTCCTGATACGTTAGTCTGTGTTGAACCAGCAAATGCTTTGCTTGAACACACCAAGAGTATTGTAATTAATAATATATTTAAGTATTTCATTCTCCCTCATAACTATTTCAAAATAATTTTTTTAATTGATTTGGATCCATCATTATTAAACTCTATTTCAGCTTGAGTTTTAATACATTTATAACTTACAGTATCAGAGTAAGTTCTTTCGGCTTCACGTTTACCACGTAAACAAGTAGCCATACTAGGCTGAATACGATGTTCTTTAATCTCAAAATTAATAAACATTAAGAGAGCTACTACTGTTTCCATTTAATGAGCTCCGTTTGAAAAAGTTCTTTGTTTATCTTTAAGTTTTTCAATATCCCCTAAAACTTTATTCATTTGTTTAGTTAAAAATTCTATATTAACTTTATTGTGCATACCATCTTCAATAGTCTTTTGAAGTTTATCGACTTGTTTATACAAGTCTTCTATCATCATAAACTGTTCAGAGTCTGCAGGTAATGAACCTAATTGTCCTCTCGGCCACTTGATTCTAAATTCTGTATTCATTTCTAAATCTTTAGACATGATCTCTACTTGAGTAGCTAAACGATTTTGAGTTTCAATAATACCAAAGTAAGCCCAAGTTCCAAGTGCAACCATAGTGATTAAACTTAAAACTGTCTTCATAGGCATTTGAACTCTTGCTTCGTCTGAAATATTTAATGGTGTTTTACTCATTTTCTTTTTCTTCCAAAGTAATGTTCTGAAGGTTCATAATCCCATCTCATACCTTTATGACCTCTAAATGTAGCGTACCACATTCTTAATTTAACTATAAATTTTCTGACAGGTCTAGGCATTAAAAGATAATATCCATTACTAAATAAAGTGTTATAAAAACAAACATTGCCATCATCTGTATATCGTGAGGATGGTTTATCATTTGCGAAACATCGGTAAGGATGCTCCTGAATTATGATAACATTTTAAACAAGCTCTAGACTTATCTGCAAAACAAACAAAAGGTTCAGAAGTATATAACTCCTTATTGCAATGTCTGCATTTGCCTACATTGTATATATTATCCTTTGGTTTTTTCCATGTTTTGCTTTGCATTAATGTTTTTTATCTCTTCGTTTGCTTTGTCTAAATCTTCTGTAACGTACTCTAACTTCTGTAAAGTTCGCTTTAACGCAGAATCTTTAGCCTTACTAGCATCAGATATTTCATTAAGCTGCTCTTTAAGAACCCGTACTTGTTCTTTGTATTCGTTTATAATTTCTTGATAGTCTGCTTTTTCTGTCATTTTTTAGGTAGTTTAGGTCCACCACCACGAAAGATTTGTGTACCCTTAATACCAAAAATTGATGCAACGACTAAGATCCACAAATTGGTAAACCAATTAGGAAGAGATTGAAAATGCTCAAAGAAGATTTTAATCTTTTCCATAGCCTGCGGATCGTCTGACCACACCCCGTAAGCGAGCACTAATATGGGAAGTGTTAAAATGCAAAGGACTACTTCATCTTTGTAATCGTTTTGCCTAGCTTCTAACAGCTTACCATTATATTCGATCTCACCACGAGCTTGTTTTTCTGCAGTCAAAAGAGCTGCATCAGACATAGCTTGTTTAGTTCGTTGTTTATTTGCATAGACTTTGGCTCCAGTTTGTAGAGCCATCTTTGCTAATCCTAACCACATATATTACTTCCTTTTAAAAGTGTATATTTTACCTGTTCTTCCACCAACATGACGAATAACTTTTCGTCTTTTGTAGAATCTATCCCAAGCCCATTGATGTAATTTATCTCCAACATACATTAAGTAGCGGAGGATTTTGTTGGAAATCCCTCCCATGCTTTATACATCCCTTCCACAATTAATTCATCGTCATATGGCTGCTTGCCATTTTCCATCTGAATGATTGCTTTAACTAATGGTAGATAATGTTCTATACTATTATCTAATTGATCCATTGGATTCGTGCCTGTTTTTTCACAAACAAACTTTATATAAGCCTGTGTATCGTTTTCACTTGGAGGTGCCCATCTTGAAATAATGTCATCTACATTATATTTCTTATGTGAAAAACGATAGACTAAGAGTATACGCATTAAAGCTCGTATACCCCATACTGTTTCTTTAAAAACACAAAAAGTTGGATCTGATTGTTCATCAGCCAACCCATCCCAGTCAGTACCTAATTTA